ATCACCACAAGAAAAACACTTCCCTGCCTTAATGTGATCGTAGTAATTAATCTTTTCCACTCGGTTTTTATCAGGGATACGCTCAGTCGGTACAAACGCGTAGGAATCAGCGTATATTTGCATGTCTTCCTCTGTCACCATCGAGAATGAACAGTTATCATTTGTCATGGCCAAGTCTAAACCTAACCATACTTGACGGCCCGACCAATCGAAATTATCCATTTTACATTTCCGCAAGTCTTCCACATTTACATACGCTTCACCACTATTAGAAGGTAAAAAGTGATTCATATGTTTACAAAGATATTCTTCACGCTCTGAGGGCTTTTCTATGGCTGATTTACGGCTATCTCGTATCTCGTTATAGTTTTCCTCAACTCTTAGTGGATTCGCTTGTAATAGCCCTGTATCGTCCCATAAATGCTCGTCTTCTGCGTAATAAAGTAGCGCAAACATGCGATCATCTTCTATAAATCCATTAAAGACTTTCTTTGCATACGCTAATTCTTCCAACATGATTGACTTATCTTCTGCATAGGCAGTTGTTAATTTAAATCGCAATGGATTTTTTACATTTAATTGGCCCGACTTCATGGCATTTATATTCTTGTAATCTTTAAATGCACCCACTTCATCAGCGATAAAAGCAGATGGACGAATTGAGTTGTTTCGATTCGCTTCTGCAGTACGTGCCTGGTAAAAACTATTCGTTAATGTGCAAACGATACGGCCACTCAATGTTTTAGGAATCACAAAGTATTTAGCAACGCCAGGGCTTGCCATGATAATTTGTGTCATAGCCTTTTTAACTTCACCTGCAAGCTCACGATCCAAACAAATAGAATAAAATTCTGAGTAATCATCTTCCGTTAGCATTAAGATGATTATGATTAAGGCACAAATGAACGTCTTCGCATTCTTACGAGGAATAAACAGCGTAATATCACGGTATCTAAACTTTTCTTTATCGTTTTTAAATCGCCATCCGAATATATTGACAAGAAAAAAAGCCTGGAATCCTTCCAAGCCTTCTAATATCGTTTTTCCTGCAACGCCTAAACCTGTAGCAAAGTTAAGTAATTCTAATAGACCCTCTATCTTTTCTATTTCTTCCATGTCGAAATAGTAATCAAAATCATCCTCATACTGCTTTTCTAAATCCTTTAGGAACCAATTACACTGAATAATGACCTCTTTTGTTGTAATTTCTTTGCCTTTTACAACCCTTTCAGCGTATTTAACCGCCTTTTCAAATATCATTTTTTACCACCACTCAATACTTTTAACAGTGGATCATCTTCCTCCACTCGCACTTGGAAATTAATATTTCCTAGCTTTGCTCGGCTTTGTGGTGACAGGCTCAATTCATTACAACAACGGAAAAACTCTTTTGAATACTTATCTTTAGCACTCAATAAGTTCCGATCTAAAAGCCTTTCAATATCCCTGTTAATGATTCGTTCAATTTGCTGTACTCGGTCAATGGCTACCGCACAGGTACTTAGAATATAAATATCGAGATTCCCAAGAATCCCACTCGCTTGTAATTCCTTCACGATGAAATTGAAAATTTTCTTTTGCCTTGCATTCAAGTGTGTAGGAGGCAAGATTTCATCGGCAGCACCTTTTAATTTTTCTTCTGTTTGAGTACGAATAGCGATTTCTTCCTTCGTTAAATTCTTACTCATTGTTTTGACACTTTTAGACGGTCTAGCCAATTTCCTCACCTCCTTAAAAATTTTCATTTAGGGAATTTTTTTAGAGCAAATGGGGGCAGTCGGTGTACAGGAATTTCAGATTTTTTCACCAAATACCAGGGGGGTACTCTCCAAAATAATATTTTTTAATTCTTCTGCAGGTATTGTTCCCTTCTCTGCCAGCTCATGATGATAACGACACAACGATATAAGGTTGTAATCCTCTAGCCTCTTGTCCCAGGCATCTGCTATACGTTCTATGTGATGCACCTCTAAGTCTGTGAAGTTATATTGCATCTGAGTATTGTATAAGTTTCGTAAGCACACCTGGCACAGATGTTTATCACGTTCAGCTATGTGCGCTCGCTTATTCTTCCATGCCCTTGACCATCTGAATCTATCAATGTATGTGGTCTGCTTTGTGGCTACTGGCTTAGATGCACACCGTTGACCACGCTTATGAATACCACCACAGTACGTACAACTCTTTAACATTGTTACAGAACCCTCCACAATACCTTCATAGTAGGAATATAATTTAATCTCATTGCATAAACTAGCTTTTAGCTAAAGGTGGTGAGAGAAATGAAAACTGAAATAAAGCTCACTTGTAGTGAAATCCTTTTAGTTTTATTAGTAATCGAAAAAATCTTCTTTTAGTTAAGAAGGTGACAATGCGAAAAGTAAAGCATTGTCATAACGTTTAATTAAATAAATACATAAAAACGCATAAAAAGATAGCCACACCTTGTTAGATATGGCTATCTTTTTTAATTGGAAATATCTCTCTTAAGTTGCGGCTTAATGGTTAGCTCTTCAGAAGTCTTTTGTTCTTTATTACTAAAGAAAATTAGAAAAGAGATAAATATAAATAAGAAATTCATACTTACAAACATTAATACAAGAAATGACCAGAAGCCACTTAGTATTTTAATATAAATTTCATTTATTCCACCATTCTCGTAGTTTACCAACATTACTCTATAAACAATAGTTAGGAAAACAGATAGAAAACCTGAAACTAAAGTAAATGTAACTACTGCAATAAATTCCCTTTTGTCCTTCTTATCGCTCATTATTTCTTTAACTGCTTTTGTATTAAAAATAGATGCTATTACGCTCATACAAGCGCCGTAAAAGCCTAAGCTAATACTTGAAAATAATAGAACTCCCTCTAAAGCCTTGTCAAAACCATCAATTTTATACAACTTTGTAAAAAAATACACTAAATTACCGACTATCACAGAAATTATTAATGTACCAATTAATAATTTATACGATACTCTCAACTTGATTACACATCCTTAATACTATGTTTTTGTAACCTTCTTTATCATATTTATACTTCATATTCTCAAAAACACTTATTGGATTGAGATACCTTGTTTTATTAAATTCAAATTCGCAAAATGTTTGAAGTTTCTGGTCTATCAGGTCAATTGGTTCAACTTTTTCACCTTCTTCTTTTATAGCTCTAATTTTTAATTTTTGAACTTCTGGATCATCGATATATTCTTCAAGGATTTCTTTTGCAAAGTCGTCTTCGATTTCATTGTTTTTACCAGTCTTAGTGCTGAAGATAATTTCTACGGAATCTACTCCAACATCGTTGGAATTTGTGAACTTTTCTATAATTCCTCTAGCTTTATTACCTACTACTTTGAAATTAATATTTCTATACGCTTTCTGATCAAAAGCTCTCTTTTTAGCAGTAGCGTCTGACACAATCGCTAAGTGGAAGTTTCCTTTTACTTCTACGACAAAGTTTTCAATTATTGTATCTAAAAATGTTTGTATTCCTGTCGGTCCAATTGCAGATCTATTTCTTTGAATCATAAATATGTGATTCAAAGAGTCATATAATACATTAACATCATGTCCAATATACTCGTCATCTTCTAATTCTAAAGCCTCTGAATCACCATGCAATGTAGTTCGGCTAGGAACTTGATAGTCAAGTCTTTCAAAAACCAAATGGTATTGTTGTGTTTCTACATCAATTGAAATATCAGCAAGCCTAGCAGGCTCACCGTTATAGGTGTAAACAAGCTTATACTTTTCATCATCCGTTGATCTACCTTTAATATAGTCAAGACGGATATTTTCGAAAATATCCGTAAAACTGAAATAGTTTTGATCTTTATTATTAGAAATTACCGGTCTAAAAAAATTAAATCCTACTTTTTTCACTTTTGCCATTTAACATTTCCCCTTATTATATGCAATATTAAACAACATCATACAATATTTAGGTAAAATGGTAAACAAAATGAATCATAAAGAACACTTGTTCTGTTTATTCTAACCTATATTTCCAACAAAATCAAATATAAAAAGCCAACAAGATCAAAGGGGATTTAATCTTGTTGGCTACTATAAATATTGCACGTTATCATATTACCATGATAATACTGCCCTTGTGTTGCCCTCTTTTTGCCTTACTCGACTTTGATACCGTACACGCCAAACAATAAAATGGATAGCCTCTCTGTTGCGCTTTCTAATGCTTTGTAAATACTTCGATCATTCATGTGGTAGTATTCGGCAAGGTACGAAATTGTTTGGCCATCCACATACCTTTTTTTCAGTATGTTGAAATATCTCGTATTATCTTCCTGCTTATACATATATTCCAGCGTGTCGAGTGCTTTATCAATGTACTGTACCATTGCAATTGTTCGTTTCGATGTTTCTTTAATTGAACTTATAATATCTTCTCCGAATGTGATCAAATCGATAAGATTTTTACCTTCTGACACTAAAACTCTTGGAACTGACACTTTTACTTTGTCATCGATCTTTTCAACATATATCTTAAATTCCCGATAATTTTTTAGAAGTAATTTAGTATTGTGTAGTCTTTTACTTTGTTCCTTCTGTAACGCTTGTTCCTTTTGGTCATTAAATACCTCTATAGCCTTAATAGCTGCAATTTGGGAAACTTCTTGAATTAATTGTGATTGCTTCACATTTACCACCTCTTTATTCTGCTTTAACTTTCTCAATCCTAGCTTTCAGGGCATTCATTAGATGATCCTGTGTACTTGATTTATCTAAAAGTGCGGAAATAACATCTTCGTCAACGCCTCCTGTAACAGTTAAGTGGTGAATAATTACTTTCTCTGTTTGCCCTTGTCGGTGTAAACGTTTATTGGCTTGCTGATACAATTCCAGACTCCAATTCAGGCCGAACCATACAACATGATTCCCTCCCTGTTGTAAGTTAAGGCCGTATGCTGCAGAAGCAGGATGCGCCAACAAAATATCAATTTGGCGATTGTTCCAATCGGTTTCATCTTGTGGCGTCTTTAATTCTCTTACTTTTAAACCTGTTTTGCTAAGTGCTTTCAGGATCCGTTTAATTTGTCGGAACACTTCTACAAGTGCTGATACATATTCTTCTACTGAATTTTCAAGTCCTATTTGGCCATCGACACCATAAACGCGTAGTCCCCAATAAGGAGGACTTGTGACCACTGTATTTACAGTTTCACTAGGAAGTGTCTTTAGCACTTCAAGACAATGTCCATGATAGATTTTATTAAGCTCCAACTTTGCACCCCCTTACTGTACATTTTCTTTCAATTAAGAACATCACTAATCGGCTCTCTAATAATGCTGTCATCTGCAATTTCGATTGGTGGCATTTCACCAATTCCAAAAGTAGCGATTTTTTTTTTCATTTCTACTAACATCTTATCTAAGTCATTTCTTTTAATTGCATTCATTAGCATTGGAGCAACAAAAGTTTCATAGTAATCTAGTGTACCTTCCCTAGTAGCAGCCATAATATGAGTGAGAAAATTGTGCGGCAGTGTTATTACTCTACTTCCTGTTGAAGTTTCAGAAACGACAATTCCTCGCTCAGTTCCACCAGCACAAAAGCTGTATTTTCCAATTTTTATTTCATGTCCATAAAACGGCACCCATTGTTGCGGATAAGCTAACCAAAACTTTTTAAATTGACCATCAACCTCAATTTTCATAACCTTTCCCCTTTCTTCCGAACAAAATTGATAGATTAAAGATTAGACATATCGTCTTTTAACCACTCTTCATTTTTTCCATCATCATAACCATAGTCTGTTACAGTGCCTTGCGTTCCTTCTGGACACCACTTATCGCATGTATGATCCACTTGGACTGTGTTGTTGTATTCACCTGTTACAAAACAACCAAACGCATAATGACCGCAAGTCCAGCAAACTTTTTCACTCATAGATTGCAAATCTTGTGTCACTGGCTTATTTTTAATACAGCCATGAGAAATAGCCAAATGATTTTTATTAATCGTTATATTGCAATCTTGATGCAAATGGAATTGGGTGTGTTTTTCATCTTGTTTCGCTGTTACATATACGGCATTCGTACTTTTCTCTATCACTTCTAAGCAAGCGAAGCATTCGTGCTCTTTACGTGTTTTGACCATTTCCTTTCTTATGTTTTCTAACATTCGCTTCCCCCTCATTCCCTTTCCGCTTCTTGGTGATCATTTAAAAGATTTCTATTTATGAACCTGTAGCAAAAATGTATGTCGCGAAACAGTTCTTCAAATTCCGTTGTTTTTTTAACTGTGAAAAATTTCGAATCACGTGTAATCTGAATGCCTTGAATTTCTATTGTTTGACCATCTTGTAAACTTTTTAATCGCTGAAATACAGAATCATTGCTTTGAATACTTATGTCACAATCGAAGATGCTCATTTGTACAATCGACATGCCTTAACACCCCTTATGCTTCATGTTTTATTTTGTAACGTTTATGTGAAACGACAGTAGCGTCATACGTGCCATCAATATCAACAATGACTGATTTGTCCAGTACTTTACGGACTATTCCCAGGTGTGTTACTTCAGTTTTTTTATCCACCCATTCAATGACATCACCTATTTTAGCTTTTCCCATAGTAATCACCCTTTCTTTACCTTTGCTTCTAAGTTGAGTGCAGCTAAATAATCGACTACAAATCCATTTCCTGATTTCACACGTTCACAATTTTCTCTGAAGTAATCAAGCGAGATTGATTTAGAACCTCGTCCAGTTTCCTGATTTTCATATGCTTCTGCCAATTGCTCGAAACGCAACACATAAATTTCTGGCTCATTTTTACCTTCTAACCAAAATGCCACTAATAAAAATGCTACAGCTCCGTGCTTATCCCACGATTTCAGCGTCTGGTATTGATGCGGTGAGATGTTTTTCAATGGGAATCGTTTAAGCTTAGTTTCCTTTGCATCAAAAATAATTGAATTGCCTTCATAAATTCCGCTATAGTCAACCCATGTCGCTGTATCAAGATGGCCTGATACCTTATTTCCATTTGTTTTTAAAATCTTAACTGGTGTAGGCACTTTTCTAATATCTGCTAACCAAGCATTGCGATATTGGTTATTTGTCATTTCTACGAGCATTTCTAGCTTTGCACCTCTATTAGCGTGACTTCTTGAATAATGTGTCTTCATATCGTTTCATCTCCTTGCATGTTAAAAAGCAATTTCAATAATTTTAGATTTTAAGAAAATGTTTTTCTAAAACTTGTTCGTCCAGTTCAATCCATAAAATTTCTTCATCCACTCTGCCTGATAGATTAAGCAAGTGCACGGTACTTAGACCGCGCTTTTGCTTATCATCTCGGCGCCATTTAGACCCACCTTTTACTACTGCTTCTTTTCCAGTAATAGAGGTGTTATCGCATATGTTAATAACTAGTGGTTCGTTACAGATATACATTGATATTTCTTCATGCATTTGCATCAAATAAGTCACCCCTATCTGATTTTTTTAATACTCATAATCACATAGCCTTCTGGAATATCGAACTGACCACCTTCCAACAGATACATGATACGTACCTCGATAAATGCACCTGTATAAGCCATCTTTTCAGGATCAAATTCATTTAATTTCAATTTGTCACCTTCGCGGAAATTGCGATTATTAAACCGATATTCCCATGTCTTCAAGCCTTTGCTTACTGCTTGAAACGGTTCTGGGTGTATTTTTAGTTCATGCGTGATAGGTTTGTCCTTTTGCTCTGATTCAATAATTTCTTGGCGCTTTGCTTTTGCTGTAGCTGGCGTTAATGGTTTGCCTTGCTCTACGCTCTCATAAACCGCTTCTTTTTGTGCCTCTTCAGGCAACCGTGATAATTCGTAAGCTGTTGTGATATTGATTTTCTCTTTCGTAAATTCATCTTTTAGCTCTGGTGTTAAATTCTTGTTGATACTATCCATTCTTTGAACTTGTGCAGATGATACACCCATAAGGTCTGCTACAATCTCACGTTTTCGCCCTTCCAGTTGATAGCCATCGCTTTGCATTTTTTGCAACAATTCATGTAGCCGTGCTGCCTGTTTCGTTTTTTCCGCATCTGTTAATACACGAGTTGTTGAGTTCGCTAATATAAGCTGTAACTCCGCTTGTATGTCGTCTGTTGATTTAACGATTTTGCATGGTGCTTTTTCAAAATCTTTGTTTCCTCCGCTACGTAACTCCTGCATTGCTTTTAAACGCCTGTGCCCACTAATCAATTCGTAGGTGCCATCATCCTTGATATGCACTACTAAATTTTGTTGAAGCCCCAACAGTTCAATACTCGACTTCAGCTCTGATACATCATTTACACTGTAGTTGTTTTTTGGTGATGGTTGTATGTGATCCAATGGTATGTGCTCAATCTTAAAAGCAACGCTTTGCTTCTTTGATTCCGTGTTCATTAGTTGCGATAGATTGAATTTTGACATTTGTAAGTACCTCCCTTAATGTGCCCGAATCTATCACAATCCTAAATATTCATTTACTAGCGCAACATAGTCTACACAAGCTGTTGACCGCTTCGCATATTCAAGTAGCGGTTTGCCAGTGAACGTCATTTCATCGACTTTAACTGTCTTTCGAATACGTGTTGAGAAAATTGGATAGCCCTGTTGCTCTAACAATTCGGCTCCTTGTTGATTCACACTGCTACGCTGAAACATTGTGACGAAACACCCCACAAAACGGATATCACTATTAAATTCACTTACATCGTCAATCTGATCTATGATCTGTTCTAATCCATCGAAACTGAATTGATCCACTTTTATTGGTACAAGTACATCATCAGAAGCCACTAATGCATTTACCACTGTCATATTGATATCTGGCGCATTATCAATAATTACGTAGTCGTAACGGTCCTTCACTGACTCTATCTTTTTACGCAACCTTGTTTGTTGTGGCCTTGATACGTCCATCAGAATTTCTTTATTTGCACGCAACAAATTCATATTTGCTGTAATAACATCTAGACCTTCATAGGCTGTTTTTCTAATGACGTTATCCACATCCATTTTTTTATCTGTTAATAACTCTGCTAATCCTTCCCATTCAGGATCGTAGAGACCGAAAAATTTTGATGTATTACCCTGTTTATCGTTATCAATTAGCAAAACACGCTTTCCATGTATAGCCACCAGTGTATAAGCGATATTAATAGCCGAAACCGTTTTAGCTACTCCGCCCTTCAAATTAATAATGCTGATTGTCTTTATCGTCATTTATTATTCTCCTTTTGCGATTTATTGGAGTGTCAATCCGCTTCATTTGCACATATAAATATGCTCCACTTACATAATCCGAAAACGACACATTCATTTGTTTGAACTGATAATTTTTATACATTTTTTCAAAGATCTCTTGTGCACCTATTTCTTCTGTTGCAATTTTGGCAGCACGTCTGCGTGTTAATTTTGTATCTGAAACCGTCACTTTAGTATGCTTGTCTAAATTGCGTGATGGTGTATATCCTTTTCTTGTCTTTTCTCCTTTTTCTTTAACTAGGTACTCTCCTAGCTTTTTAAAACCTAAATCATCGTCTACTAAACGATCTGAACTTGCGCGCCCTCTATTCCACAGTTCCTCGGCTACTTCTCTATCTGGAAAGTTTGTGACCATATGATGATGTGCTCTGACTTTTTCGCCATTACGTGTATGCTCTGTTGTATATATATATTTCAACTCAAAATTCGCATACTTCTCCTGCTTCTTTAGCCAATACTTCATACGTTTTATTAGATTTGACATATCTTTTTTGGCTTGCTCATAGTCTTTAGGTACATACTTATCCGAATACGTGTATGTCATGTATAAATCGTGGTATGGACGGAAATTTGTATTCAGTAACCTCACTACATGTTTTTGCCTATTCTTTTCATTTAACTTTTCTTGTGCCTTACTACTGTTTTTGTCACTCTTTACACGTTTCTTTTGAGGTATCTCCCAATATGGATACGCCTCCACCTCTAAAACTGGCCCACACCAGATACTTTTCACACGATACCCTGCAATAGCTCTATCTAGTAAGCTATCTTCATGCATTTTTGTTAATTCTGATTCACAAAACGCTTCTTCATATGCTGCTAAAACATGCTTGACCTTATGCTTTTTATTCTTCATGGCTACTTCTCTCCTGTTGTATTAATAATCTAGTATCCTTGTTATTTTTTGGATTTCGTCGTAAATCTAATATCCAATACAAGGACGTTAATTGACTGGTTGCCATGAAGGTTGCTATACTAGCAATAAGGTGTTTGGCAATAGTCAAATAAAGCCGTACCTCTCATAAGTACGGCAAAGGTTTTAAGGTTACTAACTATGTGCAGTAGTTAGTAATTGAGATTAGTAGGTTGTCAAGATTTACACACTGTTTAATCGTTGGAGCGATTAAGCAGTTTTTTTATGTCTTCAACTTGGGTTTGCATTGCGACTCACCACTGAAATCTTCTCGAACCGACTAGCAATCTCGGATAATTTGTTTCGTCGGTGCGCTTTAACCTGAGCATCTAATCGTTTGATGTAATCGGCTCTTTTTGAAAGAGCATCAATCAGTTCTATCCCCAAATCAAAATCCCCATTTTTAAAGTGATAATTAATCGCTGTTATTAAGTCCTTACGGCAAGCTATTTCTTTTGAAAGTTCTATTTCTAGACCTCTAAGACCACCACGAGAAATAACTTTTTTATTCAAAAAATCCACAAACACTAGATTTCTCAACGATTTTTCGTATGCATGTTGTAGTTGTTCCAACATCCTCGACACTCCTTTTCTATTAATAAATTAAGAAACAAATTTTACTTCTTTAATTGGAAGATTAGGATTTAGAATTTTAAAAATACTAATTTCTAATTCCTGTGGTAATGTCACCTTAGATAAATCTTTGATTACATTCCCATTTTTATCTCTATTAATAATCTTTTTAGCACTCTCCATCCGTAAACACTCCTTCCATAACTTTTCAACATTGCTACCGTCAAGTTTTAGCTATCAATCCGTATAAATTTCGTAGTTTCTACTTACCTCTATTGGTATAATTATCCTAGAGAGGTAGGTGAATTATTTATGACAGAAATTGTTAACCTTCTAAGTGAAGTTAATGACAACGACCGAGCAGTTTTTATCACTGCTCTCAAAGAATTTCCTAAAGCAGCTCGACAGTACACACACGATCCGTCCGCTGCATCCCTAAATAAGAAGATGGCTAAATCAGCGATAAATAAAATCGAGGTGAAAGCTCGTCGCTTTTCAGCAGATGAAATCCGCGTCCTATATCTTGCTTTGTTCTTGCTTAACGAAAATATTGCCACAGCTCAAGAGAATGGCTTTTCAGATAACACGAGCAATCAAGTCCTTCAAACTATCGATAAATTCCTCCCTCCTTTAGAGGAATTTGTGAATAACTTACTTGACTAATTACTTCGCTCGAAAATCGAGTATTCACTAATCGAATAATTCGCTCTTTCCCCTTTGCTTTTTTCAAGCTGGGGGATTTTTGTTTTTTACTCATCTTGTTCTTTCCTTCCGTTCATATTGAGGTTGCAACCCTCTCTGTCAGCTATAAGTTATGACTATACCGTCATCGGCTCGGTATCACAGCGCTTCAGTTAGTAATGTAAACAAATTTAATTAACTTAAAGTTAATTATGATACAAAAAAAAATTTATGCAGTAATTTTAATTTCATCTAATTCCACTTCATACAATTTCGCTAGAGCATAGATAACCAACTCCTTAGCATTACTGTTATTTTCCCATTGCGCCACTGTTTGACGAGATACACCAAGGCGATCCGCTACATCTTGTTGCGTCATATTTCTATTAACTCTTAGTGCGGCTAAAGATAATCTTTTCATTGACTTTCTCTCCTCTCATAATTCTATTACCTCAAATATAATAAACTTAAAGTTAATAGTCAACACTTAAAGTTAATTATTCTCACAAAATGTTAAATAGGCATTTACCTTAAATAACTATAAGTTTATAATATCAATAGAAAGGAGGTGCTTTATTGCGAACCCAACGAGAAATATTTGCAGAAAACTTACAATCTCTATTAAATAGCCGTGATGTCAGCCAAAAAGTTCTAGCAGAACACTTAGGAGTTAGCGAGACTTCCGTATCTTATTGGACAAGGGGAGAGAAATACCCCAGGATAGATAAAATACAAAAGATTGCCGACTATTTTAATATCACAATGAGAGATCTCATGGACGACAAGAGTAAAACATCAAGCTCAACTAATAAAACCATGTCAGATCGCCCTCATAATTTAATAGATTTATCTCCTATAACAGTTAGGATTCCTGTTTTAGGAAAAATCGCTTGCGGTGATCCAATCACAGCAGAAGAAAATTTAATTGGTTATAGGTACGAGTCACCCGATCTTCTACCAAGTGGAAAGCTTATTTTTTTACAAGCAAAAGGTGACAGTATGGAGCCAACAATCCCTAATGGCTCATATGTGCTAATCAGGGAGCAGCCAGATGTTGAAAATGGCGAAATTGCTGCTGTTTTGGTTAACGGTGATACCGAAGCTACTCTCAAGAGGGTAAAAAAGCAAGGCGATACAGTCTTTTTAATGCCTGAAAACCCTAGACATGAGCCTTACGTAATCACTTCTGATAACCCAGCTCGTATCATAGGCAAAGCCATTCGATTTACACAAGATCTTTAATACTTAACGTTAAGAATTAAACAGAGAGAGCAGGCTCATATGTCTAGCTCTTTTCTTTACACTTAGGAGGATTATTGTGGATGATAAAGCATCACTCAGAGTATTTCTTTACATCAGAGTATCTACTATAGAACAAGCCAAAGAAGGCTATTCAGTAGGGGCTCAGGAAGAACGTTTACGTGCATACGCGAAAGCAAAAAATTATACTGTTGTAAAAACTTTTATTGATCCAGCTTATTCAGGATCAAATATGAATCGCCCTGCCTTACAAGAAATGATTAAACAAGTTGAGTTAGGTGCTACTGACCTCGTGTTGGTATATAAGCTCGACAGATTAAGTAGATCGCAAAAAGATACATTGTACTTGATAGAAGACGTATTCTTAAAAAATTCCGTTGATTTTGTTAGCATGAATGAATCTTTCGACACATCAACGCCTTTTGGACGAGCCATGATCGGTATTTTATCAGTGTTTGCTCAATTAGAACGTGAGCAAATAAGGGAACGTACTATGATGGGAAAAGAGGAACGTGCAAAAGAAGGTAAATGGCATGGCGGTGGCGGAAAATCAAGAACTGTTAAAGGTTACGATTATATAGACGGTCAACTCGTTATAAATGAATATGAGGCTGAATGTGTAAAAACGATATATGAAGAATACCTTCGAGGAAATGGAACTAATAAAATTTTTCATCTTGTGCTTGAAAAGTATCCCGGTGTCACCAACACAGAAACCACCGTCCGTAACATTCTAACTAATCCTATTTATGCAGGTAAAATCAAGCACAAGAACGACTTCTACGAAGGTGAACACACACCCATTATTACGCTTGAACAGTATGAACAAGCCCAAAATTTAATGAAGAAACGTGCTAGCACTTCTGACCCTTCTCGAAAGAAATACTTACTTACTGGACTTTTATATTGTGGTCAATGTGGCGCACGTCTGTTTGGTAGAACAGGTGGAAAACTCAAAAACGGTGAAAATGTACGATATTACTCTTGCTACTCTAGACAAAAAACACGCATTCATATGATTAGAGATGAAAATTGCAAAAAGTCACACGAGCAAAAAGATATACTTGAACAGCATATAATTGATGAAATTAAAAAAATTAACATAGGCTTTGTTGAAAATTATCGCCTTGGAGATAAAAGTGATGTTTCCATTAAAATAAAGAGACTTAAAAAGGAAGTTCAAAATATTGATAATCAAATTTCTAAGTTAATTGATTTATACAGTTTAAACAAAGTTCCTATAGAAATAATGAGTAAAAAAATCGAGACTTTAAATGATGAAAAAGAAAAAGTAACTCAACATATAACTGAATTAGAAAACGAAAATACGCCCAAGAATTTTGAAGAAATAAAAAAAACGGTCTCCCAGTTAGCCACATTTGATTGGGATAACGAGGAGACGGATCAGAAACGATTGATAGTCGCCAAACTAATCAATAAAATAATCGTTTCTAACGATAATATTATCATAGATTGGGCATTTTAA